TAGCAGCAGGTCATACTGTAAAAATGTATACAGAAGGTAAAAGAGCATCTCATATTGGCCAAGGTTTAGTTGATAAAGTAACTAACTGGAAAAAATATATGGATATTGCCGACCTCATTTTTAGTGCAGATAATTTATCTCACATGAATGAAATCGATGAATATATCAAAAAAGGATATCCTGTATTTGGTCCAGGCAAACGTGCAGCTAAATTAGAATTAGACCGTATGTATGGTCAAAATGTCATTAAAGCATTCAAAGGTCCTATTATTCCATCACACGAATTTAAGAATTACGATGCGGCCATCAATTTTATCAAACAAAATCCAAAGCGTTATGTCTGTAAACCATGTGGTGAAGAAGAAGATAAAACTTTATCATATGTAGCCAAAGACGAAGCCGACCTGATTGGATTTTTAACCAAACGTAAAGAATCTGGTAAAGGTGGTTCTCCATATTTCATATTACAAGAATTCAAAGCAGGTACAGAGATTGCTGTAACTGGTATTTTTGGTCCTGCTGGTTGGATGGATTTTTGGTGTGAAGGTTTTGAGTTTAAGAAACAAATGAATGGTGACCTTGGTGTGAATACAGGCGAAATGGGTACTGTTATTCGTTACACTAAAGAATCAAAAATTGCTGATATTCTGATGAAACCAATGGCAAAAACTCTCCACGAGATTGGTTATGTTGGTATGTTAGATATGAATTGTATCATTGACGAAAAAGATGGTACGCCATGGCCAATGGAATGGACAGCAAGACCTGGTTATCCAATGTGGAACATCATGCAACCTTGTATTTTAAATGAGGATCCTGCTGAATGGATGTTAGATTGTATCAAAGGTAAGAATACACTTGAAGTTGATTATAAAACAACTGTAGGTGTTGTTATGGCTAATGCTGATTTTCCTTTCAACAAACGTGAAGAAGAAGATTACTTAGACTTTCCTGTATTAACTGATGATATTGACCATAAACATCTTCACCCTTGTGAGATGAAGTTATCTAAAACAATGAAAATGATAGACGGAGAATTACATGAGAACATTCCTGAACTTGGTACTGCTGGCTCTTATATTATTGTTCTCACCGGGGTTGGTGATTCTATTACTAGTGCGAAAGATATGGCCTACGAAAATGTAAAAAAAGTCAAACTTGGTAACGATCCACAATACCGTACTGATATTGGCAATCGTTGCGAAGAAGGACTAAAGAAACTCAAAAAACACGGTTATTGCATGAATTGGAAGTATTAATCTATTCTTTTACAAGAATGGCCTCGGTGTTTTTTAACTTTACCTTGTGAAACTTTTTTCATACAAGCGTAATCTAAATTATTGTCATCACAAAATATTCTTAAATTTTTTATTTGTATTGTTTTATTTTGTGGAGTAAATATTAACCAATTCTTACTATTTTGTTTACTAAAATGGCCGGACATTTTTTTCTTAAACTCATCATTTTCCCATCTTATTTTGTTAAAAAGTGAAGTTCTTTTACCATTTTCTTTTTTCCATTTTTCGGTATGTTTATAACCAAAGGTTGTATCTCCACCATCAGTTAAATTTCGTAAGATTCCGGTGTTATTATCTTTACGACCATACCATCTAATTAATCTTCTTTCTAATGCTAGAGCACCAATTTCATTAAGATTTTTTTCTATTATGATTATTCTATTTTTATGTGCTGGTATATGATAAGTATGTTGTTTAGACCATGCTCTATCACCTTTACCTTTACCAATATAATAAGGCGTACCATCTTCTCGGAGATAGGCATAAACATAATATGGTAAACTTGAATATATACTTGACATTAGCTGTGTTTCCTGTTAAAATATGAACATAGAGTAGGTAGGAATTCGCTGTTCCGTGACCTACACCTATTTATACTATGGAGAATCAAAATTGAACATCTTTGCCTTGTCTGAAAACGTTAAAGAAATTGCTATTTGGCAAGTAGATAAACATTGCGTAAAAATGCCTCTTGAAAGTGCAATGATGTTATCTACGGCTCATCGATATCTTGATGGTACTGAAATTATTACAAAATCAAAATCCAATCGAAGTGTTAAAAAATATATACTCAATGATGAAAGAGAAAATGTATTGTATGGCATATCTCATTTAAATCATCCTTGTAGTGTATGGACATATGAAACATCAGAAAACTATAAATGGCATTATAATTTATTATTAGAAATGTTAAAAGAATATACTTATCGTTATGGTAAAAATCATGCTTGTGAAAAATTATTACCTTATTTAAGAAACTTACCCAACAATATAAAAATTGCTAATAAAACACCATTTGCAACTGCTATGCCAGATGAATGTAAAGTACCAAATGACTCCATTACATCCTATCGTAATTATTACAATATGAAAAAACAACACCTTTGGTCTTGGAAAGGTAAACTAAATAGTAGAGAAGTACCAAAATGGTTAATTATTTAATAGAGGATTTCAATGGCAACATATGATTTTACATGGAAAGTTGTTGATTTTGATGCGAATACACACATTTGCACAGTAACTTACACACCAAAAAACAAAAAATTAAAAGAAATAACAACAAATTTTAGATTGTCGGATACTGATGATTTGGAAAATACCATCACCGATTTCGCACCAACATATGAATGGCATATACAAAAAAATAAAATTGATGCCAATACCGTATTAGGTTTGTCAGGTACTGGTTCAAAGGATTATTAAAATATGCCTAATTATCAATTCAAGAACAAAGAAACAGGTGAGATTGTAGAAAAAAGAATGTCTTATACTGTTCTTGATGAGTTTAAACAGAACAACCCTCATCTAGAAGTCTATATCTCAGCACAAAACTTGCCTATCTTCTCGGATGCGGGTCGTATGTCGGTACCTGGTACTGCAACAGCAGATAAAGCGTTTGAACAAGGTGTCATACAAAGAATCAAAGATACTGTACCAGGAAATACTTTACACAAATCGCATAAGCACAAAATGCCCCGAGAATGGTGATTAAATATATTCCCAACCAGGATAATAATTGCAAGTTTTTAATAATGTATATCTGAGTTTTTTATGGTCCATATTATTATCACGACAAAATTGACTTAAATTTTTAATTTTTATTATTTCACCACTTGGAGTTTTTATATTATGTTCTTTTGAATGCTTAGAACCCATAATTTCCATTGATTTTTTTATCTTTTGGTTATATTTTTCTAAAACTTCGGTTATATTGTTTTCGTTGTCATAAAGATAGTATCCTTTATATGAAAACAATTTATTGTGTAATAATTTTTTAAAAGAATCGTAATCTAAATTATTTTTAAAACAGAAATTTTTTATATGATTTTCTTCTATTAATTCACCGTCTTTGTGCCAGACTTTAAAATTTTTACCTAAAGATAAACTATTTTTTAATTTAGATTTTTCTGAATGTTTAAAACCTAACATTCCTTCACCACCTAAAGTCATATTATAACCGTTACTATTATTAAAATAAATGTATGAATTGTTTTCTTTTATGAAGTATTCTTCCATTGATTTTAAGCAATGTTTACTGTCTTTGGATTGATATATAATTTGCCAATCAAAATTTTCTTTACCATATTTTCTAATTGCTTTATGAAAAACATCATTAAAACCTCTAGATTTTTCATTGGAACTATCACTTAGATGTCTTTGTTTTCTTTTTGGCCAATTAGAATCAAATCCAATATATACTTTACCATTAATGGTATTTGTGGCTTTATAAATTGAATATATACTTGACATAAGGTAACTTTTTATGATATGATGTTAGTTATAACAGTATTTATATTAAAAAAGACCAAAAGAATGGTAATAAAACAACTTAAAGGAGTCGCATGAGCGCTAAAAAAGAAATGACAAAAAGACAACGCTTATACTACGAATACAACAATAAGGATAAAGTTAAAGAAGAATTGGCAGAATTAGCCAAACAAACAAGAGAAGTAGAAGATTTAACGACAAAATTTACCACATTCGACCCACACAGAATATCGTATTTTAATTAGATAAATAATCAATCAATAATTAAAAATAAAAAAAATGACAACACCAGCGCCACCTAATTCCATCTCAATGTCTGATGTTAATATTGAATTGGAAAGGACATATAATCAAGGAATAAGTTTTAATGATGGTCAAGTATACGCTTTATCGCATCATAATTATGACATGAATAATATGCGAAATCGGTCAGAAGCTCCCGTGATTACTGGAAATGCCGATTGGTCAGGTTTTCAACAATATATGTATACTAATGATAAATATCCTGTGTTTGAGCAAGCATTTGGTATAGGTGGATATCCCATGGCATCTAGGTCTGCAGGTAATCCATGGTATGATGTAAATGGAAATCCCCACTATCTTCCTGGTTATGGTGGGGGTTCTAATGGACCAAATACAATAGGTGTTACGGGTGGTGCTCGTGCAGCGACAATACAATTTAATTTTCAAGTATATGCTGCAGCTCATGCGCATATTCGTATGATTATTTTTACTAGCGATAATAGACAAATATACAATAACTGGTTTGATGTGAATACCTATTACGGCCGCGGAACTCCTCATTATATTACAGTTAATGCTTATGATGATATTGACAGGTGGCCGGCAGCAAGATCCTATAATGTTTACGTTGGTACAGAATATAATGGGGATTATGATTATTCATTTTGGAATGACGGATTAGTTTATTTTACAGCACAACTTTATAGTTACAAGGAATAATAAATGTATGCATATTTGACATTATCTAATGTTGTTAGTTTCATTACAGAAAATAAAGATCCTGTATTAAAAACTTTTATTGATATAACAGATATTAGTCCACAACCAGAACCTGGTTGGAAATATACAAACGGAACATTCTATGCACCTGATTTCAAAAATGAAAAAACAACTATAATCAAATTGTTAGAACGAGCTAATAATGATTTTACAAAAGCTAATGTTGATAATGAATTAATGAGTCAATTCACAAAAGCTTTTAATTTAGTAAAACAAGCGAATACAATGATTGAAATGAGAGAATCTTTATCTATGATTCCAAAAATAAATGTTGAATCAACAAGAACAATGACAATCAATTCAGTTAGTCAATTAAACACAACAACTATTTAATAATATGTCCTTAAATATACAATTATGTTTGATTAGTAATATTTGGATTAAATTAATCTCCTTTGAAAAAGGAGATATTATGGAAGGTCATAAACATATATTTGACCATCCACATCTATTAACTCAAGGTAGTGTCGAAATTGATGTTGAGGGTGTTAAAACAATATTCAAAGCTCCTCATGTAATTTTTATTGAAAAAAACAAGAACCACACTATTACAGCTCTTGAAGATAATACAGTAGGCGCTTGTATTCATGCTATAAGGGACGGTGATGCCATAGAAGATATTATAGACCCAGCAATGATTCCAAATGGAGCAACTGTTGAAAATTATACTGATTTAATATCAGGAGTAAAACCTTTAATATACGGCGTTGAAATAGAAAAATTATAAATTTATATCATGTTTACATATTGTCCACCAAAACCACTTCAAGACCTTCATTCCGTAACTTTTACCAATGGTGAAAGGTACTATACATTACCTGATGGTTCTATATTACCTTCAATTACTACAATACTTTCAGCACAAAGTAAAGAAGGTATTGCCGCATGGCGTAAAAGAGTAGGTGAAGCAGAAGCGAATAGAGTATCTGCCAAAGCCTCTGGCCGTGGCACCAGAGTGCATAATCTATGTGAAGATTTTATACAAAATAAACCTCTCAGAGAATCTATGCCTGATGCTATTGAAATGTTTAAAACAATTAAACCTGTTCTTGAAACTAGAGTAAATAATATACATTATGTTGAACAGTCTTTTTATTCTAAGAAAATAGGTTCTGCTGGTCGTTCTGATTTAATTGCTGAATTTGATGGTGAATTATCGGTGATGGATTATAAAACATCCGCAAAGATTAAATACAGAGAAAACATTCTTTCTTATTTCTGGCAATCAACTTTTTATGCATTGGCTTACGAAGAATTAGTTGGTACACCAATCAATCAAATTGTTATTATTATGGCAGTTGAAGATGAGAAGAAACCATTGATTTTTATAGAAAAAGTGGAAGACCACATAGAAGGACTAGTGGAAGCAATTGACTATTACCACAAAAACACTTGACAAAGCATAAATAATAGTTTATAATAGGTATTATTATGAAACTTAAAAAATTAATCCATAAATTATACGAAGCTTGTGTTGAGCATCATACTGAATTAGAGAAAAAAATCTACATGAAAATCATGAAGAAATCTCTAAAGAAGAAAGATGAAGCAAAAACAAAAGCCGTACAATAAAAATTCGTAGAAGTTGTTTGAAAGTTTGGTAAGACCCGGCTTCGATGCCGGCAGGTCCACCATAAAAGTATTTGTAAGTATTTTTATGATGGGCCTGAATTGGATTCGATTGCCTGATTAGTATAACAATGGAGAATCGGCAAAGCTAAAGCCGTAGGACAGGGGATTACCCGGTCGTAGAAGCAACACGTTTAAATGCAAACGAAGATGTATATAAACTAGCAGCTTAAGCTCTAGGGAGGTTTTGAGTGGAGCCTTCTCACCAAATTCCACTCACTCATTTTAGGATAAATGATGATAAAACAATTTAATGTGGATTATAATGATCCAAAATAAACCATATTAAATTAAACATTTTTTCAACTACCCACACCACAAAGTCAAAATTACTTGGGTCCAAGGTCAGAACACCGACTGTAAACAAAAGGAGATATGATGTTCGCATCAAAATCAAAAAGTATTGCCATAATATTAATCGTAGCCATTTTGGGTTATACAATTCCAACAGTAGCACAAAGTTACATGGAAGACCAGATACAAGAAGAAGTATCTGCCGATTTCAAAAAACAATTAAATTGCCTTACAAACAATATTTACTTTGAGGCTGCTAGTGAGCCTTATGAAGGTAAATTGGCCGTAGCACAGGTCGTATTGAACCGTGCCAATAATCCAAACTTTCCATCTACTGTATGTGAAGTTGTTTATCAAAGAACATATACACCTGCTCGAGCGATTGTTTGCCAATTCTCATGGACTTGCCTAAAGAATATGGCAGTAAGAGATAAGTATGCATGGGAAGAATCCGAAATAGTTGCTCGTAAAGCCTTGACACAAGCAAAAGTTCATGATAGAATAGCATCTACAAATGCAATGTATTATCATGCAGATTATATTAATCCAGGTTGGAATCATAACAAAGTAGTTGCTAAAATAGGAAGACATATCTTTTACGCATATGACAACTAAAGTAGAATTTAAAATTACCGAATATGGTGATGCAGGTATAATGCTTGTAAGAGAAGAATGGTATGACCCAGCAATACAAGGTTTACCACCTTCTCACTCACAAGTTATTTTGATGGGCAAAGATGAAATGAATTTATTAATGTATACACTAGGAAGTTATGCCAAATAAAGACGAAATACGTGATTTTAGTATGATGATTAAAGAGTTAGCAACCAAAATGAAAATTGGATTAATGGATGCAATCTGTCATCATTGTAAAGAAACAGGATTAGAAATTGAAGTTGCCGCTACACTTATATCATCAGCACTCAAAGCAGAAATTAGAGAAGAAGCACAAGAATTAAATTTATTAAAGAAAACATCAAAGTTACCAATATGAACAAACCTAAAATAAGTTGCATATATCTAGATTTAGATGGCGTAATTGCCAATTTTGAAAAAAAGTATAAAGAAATGTTTAGTATTCCTCCTGCTGAGGCCGAAAAAGATAAGAAGTTCGAACCATTCTTTAATGAATTTATTGCCAAGCAAGGATTTGCTACATTAGAGTTAATGCCTGATGCTATTAATCTAATGAATTATTTAAGAAATACTGGTATACCAGTTGAGATATTAAGTTCTACATCAAGTGAGCGTAGAGATGCTCAAATTCGACCACAGAAAATGAAG